CGGTTGCAGGAGTGTGCCGTAGCGCTGGAACCCAACCTGCTTCCGCGCCTCAATGTCGGCGATCACTTGGTCCTGGATGCAGGGCTCAGCATTCGATTGCGGCACAGGTTGGTGTTGCGCGGCAGGCGGAACGCAGGTCACGCTGCCGCAGTGGGGAGTTCGCTTGTTGGGGTCGCACCAGCACATTAGTCACCGTCCCGGTTGTAGCGGAAGCCGCTGCGCGTCAGCTCCTGCTCGTGAGTGTTGGCGGCTTGCGTGAACGCGCCGTCCGCCTGAGCGCGACCTGGTGAGGCTGCGCTATCCTCGGCTTTGAAGTGCGCGTCGAGGTGCGCGGGGAACATGAACTCCATCATGCAGAAGTTCGCGGCGTCCATCAGGTACTCGGTGTTCCCGGTCTCCCGGTACTTCTCGATGCGCTTGAGCGCCGATGCGATCTTGTCGCCCTTGAAGTCGCGCACCGCGCCATACTTCTCAAACGACATACACATCCGCGCGGCCATCCCGCGCAGGAACTCCACGGAAACTTCCGTGGAGTGCCGGACTGTGACGTTCAGCGCCTCACGCACTCGCTGACCGCGGTTCGGTTGAGCACACTCCGAACAAGATTCACCACGTAGACACCCACACTCGCGTTGGGAAGGCATTAGTCCTCCTTGATACGATTGACGCGAAGGATCTCGACGTCTTTCTCGGACAGCTCGAAGCCGCGGAACGGCTTGAGTGCCGGAGTACCCGGTCCGAACGTACCGCTCCCGCAGGAGCGGCACGATTGCAGGTCATCGCCCGCGAGGTAGTACTGGATCTCCCTGCATATCAGGCAGGGCTTTCGCATTACTTCAGGAGAATGGGCCACGTGCAGGTTCTCCCGCGCTTCTTGTCGATCATGAAGAGCTGCTGCTTGGGCTCCTCGTAATCCGCCTTGATGCTCAAGGCATACGCGTTGAATCCGATGAGCGAGCCGTTGCTGATGAACTTGCCGCCGTCTTTGCACTGGTGGAAGTGGCCGAACAGGTCGAGGTCCACAGGACGCGCCTTGTCCCACTGCGAGATCGCCTTGAACGCAGGGATGAAGATCCCGCCGATGCCGCCCTGGTAGTTGATGGCGTGACCGTGATGGAATCGGATGTTCTGGTCGTAGATCTTCAGGTAGGAGTGATAGCCATCCGGAACGATGAACTTGACGCGCTCCTCGTTGCGGAAGTAGCCGGCGAGTGCCTTATACATCAGGAACTCGAGCGAGTGCCCGTTCTCCGTAGAGAAGCGTGTCGTCTTCGTCGTGCGCGCGTGGTTGCCGCTGTGGCACGGGATGGTCAGGTTGTAGTCGGAGTGCTCGAGAATGAACTCAATGCCGCTCGCGATCAGCTCCTGCGCGAAGAGGATCGCGTGCATTGGCGCGACCATCGCCACTTCACTGATCTCCTCGTGAATGTCGTTCGAGATGAAGTCGCCGAGAAGCGCCAGCACAACGTTGTTGATTTCCACGTCTTGCTTGAGCAGATTCGTCAGGCGTAGTCCGCCCTGGAAGAACTTCATCGAGCGTTGCTTGGCGATGTCCATGTTGAACTCGTTGAGGCCGCTGACGGTCGCCGATACCACGCGTTCCTCGACGTGCCAATCGGACGCTGCCCAGATGACCGTGGCTTCGGACTTCGTACTGTCCTTCGTGCGCGGCTCAATCTCGAACGTATCGAGTCCCAGGTTCAACTCGTCCTTGATGGCCAAGTCCTTCTCGAGTACCGACACTCGTTTGAGTGTCTCGTTGTACTTGCCCTTGACGTGCGAGAGCTCAGACGCCAAGCGGTTGCGCTCACGGTCAGCAGCGACCTGTTGGTCAGCGGGGATGCGGGCCTTGGTCTTGACCAGGCAGGGCTGACACAGTCCGGTGATACTGTCGCGGTAGATGAGTGCAGGACACCCCGCACATTTACGATCCTTCGGTGAGGCCATCGGTGTTCTCCTTTGATGAATCGATTATGCAGGCGACAGGCGCCGCCTCCAGATATTTTATGACGTGTAGTCGCGCCCCGTCAGGAGCATCGCCGACAAGCGGTCGCACCGATCCTTCTTGCCGCCGGGACCATCACCGACCTGTCGCGCCCACTTCGAATTGTAAAGGCCGCGAGCAGCGCCCGACCAATCCCGCGCCTCGACCATCTTGCGCGTGTTCTTGAACCCGAGTGCGCCAAAGCCCATGTTGAACGCCATATCTAACACGACGCGCTGCCGCACTTCGTCAAGCTCGACGTAGAACGGGAAGTGCACAGGCACCGCGGCCTCGAATCGGTTGATGTCCAGACGTAGCGCCTTCAGTGCCTCCTCGCGCGTGATGACCACTTTGGTCAGATCATCACCGAGCTTGCGCCCCACAGCGAGCTCGAGCGCATCAATGCCGCGCGCTGACAGGTTGAAGCCGACGCCGATGGTCCAATACCCTTCGGTGTCCTGGTACGACTTCTCGCGTAGTCCCTCGTGCAGTACGAGCTGAGCCTCCATGCGTGACTTGTTCACCATTTGATTTCTCCCTTGACTCCGCCGGCCTTTTCCTTCTTGGTGTTCAGCCTGAAGAACGCACCCAGGCTAAATCGTTCGCGCCATGTCTTACCGGCCTCGACCGTCAGGCCCTCGGACGTGTTGATCTCAACTGACAGCTTGTTCTCCGAGGCGATGCGCTCGGTCATCTTCTTCATCTCCTCACCATTCAAGTTCAACATCTCGCTCCTCCTCGCGGTACCGGTTCCAGGACAACCACCCACCCACACGCACACCGAGGAACACAGGCACGCGCGGCCACCACTTCACACCGAGGACCTGCATCGCCTCGCGGAAGATTGCGTCCGCCTGGGCGCGTGTAATGAATGTGGTCCGACTGTAGGGATCGCTGTCAACAATGACGCGGCGATGTTGGTAGAGGTAGTCGTGAACAACGGCGGCCTTGCCGTAAGGTCCCGTCGGCGGAAAAATGTTCCACAGGCCTCGCGGTACCGACGCAAAATCCGTCAGGTATTCCGCAGGCACGTAGACTGACTCGCGACTACGCGGTGCGCCAACGTGATAACGAAGGGGCTCCAGGAGCTTCCACTTCTTACCGTCGAGAAACTCGAGCTTGAGCGGCGTCAGGAATCCAGCCATGTTAGTTCTCCTCTTGTGATGTCGACTGCGATAGCTTCAGGACGCGACAGGGCGCAAGGTCCGTGAGCATCAGCTTGAGTACGCGCACGCCGTAGTCACTGAGCTCCCTCTGCGCGGCGTTCTTCAGCTTTGTATCGAGCGTGCCTTTCTGCTGCTCCAACTTCAACGGTGACCAGTCCATACGACAGCACACATCATGCACTGCGGTCAGCGCGATATCTTTGATGGCGATGGATGGCTCAAACGTGGTAGGCAGGAGTTTGCCCACATCTTCAACTCGGTAGACGAGCAGGCCACCGACAATGATTGTCTTGTCGTCGGCAGTGCACATAGTTTGTGTCTGCAAGCGGTCTGCCTGTCGCGCGGTTGGGTAGGTGTCAATCTCAGTGACCGCCGGCCAGTACCAGTGGATGCCCGAGGCCAGGACTTTGACATCCCGGCCCCGGACATACTTCACGCCGCCCTCAGTCGGATTGATGATGATCCACCTCGGGATGAACTTCCCGAACCAGTCGAAGATCTGGCCAATCCAGGCGAAGGCGTCCATGGAGCTACTCGATAGGCGGTGCGTTGAAGGTCAGACGGCAGCCAAGCAACGGGACGCGGCAACCATCGGGAATCGGTCGAGACTTCAGGTAGTTCCGCACGCCCTCGGCCTTTGCGTCCGCACCGGCGACGACGCTCGAGAGTTCAGCAAGTTGCTCGAACGCGACGGCAAGCTGTCCGGACAAGGCGTCTACGCGCGCCTGCAATTCGTCAATCCGTTGAATCAGCGGAGTTGGATCGAACGGTGGATCAACGGGTGGCGGATCAACGGGCGGAGGCACGCTGCCGACAGGTTCCTCGAGGGTGCGCGAGCCGTCTGCGATGGCCGGACGCATGTCCTCGCCCGCACTTGAATTGGGTCCACTCACATTTGAATTGGGTGCGCCGACGCTGCCGATCACATCCCATCCACGAACCGTCGATTTGAATACGAAGAAGTCACAGGAGATGTCGCGGCCATCGGGCAGCGGGCAGCGGTTACCTCCCTTCTTGCCGAGCAGCACCCAGCCCGGTGCACGCAGTGCGGCATCGTTCAGGATCTTGCCAGTCGTCACGTTGCTGTGGGGGCGCGGGTATTTGGCGAACTCCTCCTCGAGCACCTGTCGCGCCTGCTGTTTCTGTGCCTGAGTTTGTGCGTATGCGAAGGTCGGCATGAGTAGCAGTGCAAGAATCAAGAATCTCATTACTGTCCTCCCTTGAAGTGATTTACCAACATGTCCGCGAGAAAGCCGATGACGGCCAGACCGAACGATGCGCCCAACCAGATGAGAACGCGGCGCGTGTTTTCCACGATAGTGATCCGCGTATTGTGCCTACCGAGCGTGTCCTTCACCCCGTCAATCTTTTCCGACAGGAGCAAAGTATCTGCGCGCTGTTCACTCCGCATCTCCGACAAGTATTGCTGCAAATTAAATTCAAGCTCGCCCGACATTGGTTCGTCCTCCCTAACACTAATCGTATCGTGGTTCATGGCCGACTCTAATTTACGGGAGACGTAGAACGCCGGCTGTACTGGTGATACTCTGAATGAGTGCACTCGAGGACCAGTCTGATCCGTTTCGCGAGCTCATGACTTTGCCGTTGCCGCCTGCGTGGACGCACACCACAACGAGTGTATCATCGGCACCACCGTTGCCGGGGCCCACAGTAAACATCTCGACGCCTTTCTGGGGCGTGGCCTGCGATTCGATTTGAGCAACCAGGTCCCAAGTGCCCTGACCCACAGCGGTATCACGTCGATAGATCCGGGTCACGTCGGCCACACCGTCATTGTTGTAGGTGCAGGCATACATCCGACCGTTGAATGCCTTGAGCCGGGTGATGCTTGAATTAGACCCCGTGGAGGCGGTCTCGAACTCCAGGATCCATGACGCGCCGCCGTCGTATGTCATGTAGATCTTGCCGGTGACAGAACCGAGCGACTCGGTGCCGACATAGATGTGACCCTCGAGGAATTCCAAGCTCACTGGCACTTGCCCCAGCGGCTGCGTAGCCTCGAGGTCGAGCACCCGTGTCCAAGTAGATCCGATAAGCTTATAGACGCCGGCGCCTGTAGAGTTGAAGCCAGGCAGCGGTGCGCCTGCACCTGCGTAGAGCTCATTCGATGGGAGGCATAGCACCGAAAAGAACACGAGGTTTCCATCACCGAGCGGCGTCGGTATGATGGGCAAGCCATTGTCCGCCGTGCACTGACCGATCTGCGTGATCGACCAAGTATCGAAATCGACTTCCATGATGCGGGAGAACGCCGTGAAGCTCCCCTTCACAAAGTCTTGACTGACGAAGTACACCTTCGAGTAATCCACATTGGGAGACCAATCACGGATGCAACCCGTTGAACCGGAATAACTCTGTCCATTGTTTGGGTCAAGCGGCACCGTGCGCCACGCGCCGGACGTGTCGCCTCCGCTTCCTGTCGTGAGAAATCGGTCTAGGAAGTGCAGCGGCATCGGGTTGCCGCGTGTGTAGGGACCAACCCAGATTAAACCCCAGTCATTCAACGAGGGTCCGGAATACGCGCGATGCGACACAGCTGGATCGAAGGCCGGCGTGTCATTCCTCGTGGCCTGCGCCACAGGTGGATACATCGTGTCCGATATGAGGGCGAAGAGGTTGTTAGAATTTGACCACGTCTTCGCCGTTGTGCTGAGCACGTCCGCGCTGATGTAGATCGGGCGCGTGTAGGCACTCGTCGGTGGATCGCCAGGGCCCGGTCCTGTCGGTGGTATGCGCGGATCCGTGGGCCCCGTCGGGCCGCCGCCGCCCGGCGAGGGCGGGTTCGTCGGTGGAGCTGGCGGTCGATTGATGCTCGTTGCCCATAGGAAGAACAAGTCGTCCAGGTTGAACTTGACCGAGGAGCACGTCACGGTGTAGCGCGGTGTTAGCGTATCGTCGGCCTCATCGTGGAATTGGTCGATGACCACGCTAGTCACCAGGAAGTTCTCGCCGACGATTGGCGGGTTGGTCAAGTTAATATTGACCTTCGCGCCGGGCCGGAACTTCGGGCTTCTCGATGCGAAGACGACCGTCGTCACCGGCTTCGCGAACAGTTCAAGCTCGGCGTAGCCGCGCATATACATCTGGTCGAGCGTGATAAGCGAAGCATCGGTGACCTGGAACTCATGGACGCCGTCGGTCGGCAAGCCATTGTGGTCGACCTCGATGCTGCCGACGGCTACCTGCGCGTCCTTATCCTCAACCACAAGGTAAAGTGAAACCGGCGCATTCATGTTGAAGTCTTCCGGCGCAGGAGCTGAAAGGAGCAATGAACCGGGGCCTGACTCAGCCGACTTTCCCACGTAGGTCATAACGCTACCTTCGCAGAAAATCAAGCCGCCCTGTGTCGCGTAGAACCAGCAATCCGTAACGGGGATCGCCGTTGCACCCCGACTGACGAACGCCGACGTATCAGCACCCGCACCTCGCACGAGGACGCGGTTCCTCAACTGCGACTGATCGACTGTGCTCGTGACCTGCGGGTCTCGCAGGAGATCTGGATTGTCGTCAGTCACATCGTCCGGTCGGTCGTAATCCTCCAGGAACGGGCCATCGTCGTTCGGCCACACCGGATTCTCCGAGGGCGGACGGTCAGGCGTCTCACCAACGCCCGTAGCAGGCGGCAACACTTGCGCTGCACCTGTGGCTGGCCACACGTTAACCGTCGTCGTTGTGTTATCGGGAAGCAACCACCAAGAGAAGAAATCCTTGTCCTGAACCACACCGCCTACTGCGCTCGCCCAGATGCGCCGCGCGATGACGACTACACCGTTGTCAGCCGCACCAACTGGCACGTTCGTCAAGCGGATCGCGTTTGTGCCCGTAGCAGATACGAATGCACTGACCGGGCCCATCACGGACTCCCGCCCGTCGCGGTAGATGTTTGATACGCGGAAGCGATAGCTTGTCTTCGAGTATGTGAACTCCCCAACCACAGCGTTGGTCGCCGCGTACTCAGGCTGACCATTCGTGCACTTTGTGCTGAGTTGCGTGGGCGTGGGCGCTGTCGCGCTACTGTAGAGCGGATACGCTCTGAACGGTTGCGGAGGATACGTTGTTCCCGCAGGCACTACGCCCACCGTGACCGGCGAGAACAGGTTTGCGCCTCGGACTGTAATTGACGTAGTGGAGTTGTCGTTGATCTGACACAACGGGTAGGCCGCGAACCCACCTGGACCATTGAACCGCGCGTAAATGCGGCGCTTCACAACGTTGTGAATCGAGACTGCCGCGCCTATGGGAATGCTCGACAACGTGTACTGATGCACACCATCTGTACCAACTGGGTTGGACAACGGACCAAGCGCTGTCTCTACACCATTGTCGAACACAAACGAGACCTGGAACGAGAAGAATCCCTTGCCGCCCACAGCGCCGTTGAGGAACAACGTGCTCGACTCGGTCATCGTCAGGAATGTAGTCGGTGAACCTGTTGCCCCAGTACCAGCTGCACCTGTGCCGCCCCCAGAGGGTGCGGGTTGCGGCGGGAGCGCGGGGATGCTCACGTTCGGCGGAATCACGTGGAAGAAGTGCACATCCTCAGTGAAGTCGACGTACCAGTGACCGCCACCAATCATCCGCGCGACGATAGTCAAGCACGTCACCAGGTCGCTCGAGCCATCGAAGAACACCGTGATCTTCGCGAGATTCGTTTGAACAAAGTTGGTCGTGAAGCCGGGCGCGTATCGATTGATGAGATCGCGCACAATGTCCGATGCACTGACGTTCTCATACGTCCCAAAGGGCCTGCGTCGATTAAGTAACCACGTGTAGTCAACGGCCTCACACGCCCAGACGAGTTGATTCGTCTGACCTTCATAGTCCTGCTTCACCCGCTGCACGTTTCCTGCGAACAGGAGTCGGCGCGGTGACTGCTCCTCATCGATGAGCTGAATCTGCTCGCCAACCTTGGGAGGATTGCTGTCACCATCGACCGAGAACGATGCGCCATTCTGACCTGTGCTCAGGCCAAGGCGGATATTGACCGCAGGGAGGCGTCGGATATCCTCGCCGCGGGTGAAGAGCGTATACTGGAAACCGTTGCGCTTCGTGACCTCGATACCGGCCGGCTCGATGATGACAACATCAGTCCACCCGACGGAGTGCGCGGGTGTTGTCACGAGGTAGTGCTCCTCATCTACGAATACGATGTCTGTCGCCGGTAAGCCACCAATGAATACGCTCGATCCCGTGACGAAGTTCGTACCGCGAATAGTGACCCGTGTGCCGCCCGTCAGTGGACCAAACGCAGGTTCGACCTCGAGAATCTCGGACGTGAAGTTCGTCCACCCTCCACGGAACGTAGCCGACTGGCCGCATGGCGCAGGTAGCGGATCGCCTCCAGGACCACCAGCAGGCATCGTCTCCCATCCCCAATAGATTTCCACATAGGCGCCAGTGAGGAAGATGTAGTCGAGGGCGCCATGCTGCGTTGCGGCATCAGTCTCGAAGCCGAACTCGCCGCCCGTGATGTCGCTCAGTTCCCACGGCGCGTTTGTCGCGGGATTGATGCTCCACAAGAATGGGCCGCCGGGGAACGCATAGCCTTGTCGGTCGCCGCCAGTCGGCGAGCTGTTACCGAATAGGTTGGAGCTCTCAAACGTGTTTGGCTCACCTTCTTGCTCGCCTGAGTAATATTTGTTGCCGCCCGTCCTGAAGTACGGCCGAATCTTTTTGCCGAAGGGCAACCAGGCGTAGAACGTCACGGCAACCCGGTCAATGGCGACCGACGTGTCCACGTCGTTGCCCTCGCCTTGGTATGTGAACGACCAGCGCTTGTCCACGGCGCCTGAGTAACGCACTCCCGTGTCAGGCACGGGGTAGACACAGGAGTCACCAAGGGAAAGGAAGACGTCCTTGATGAGGTCCGAGTCAGTACCTGTGGGCAGGTAGACCGATGGGCCTTGATGTGAGATGCCGATGTTTACGCACATGGTTATAAGCAGCAGCCTACAGTAATCGTGACATCCACGACACCAGCCGCCGCGGCAATCGGTGAATCGAATGTAATTGTGTTCTGATCGACCACGACCACGTTGGTCGCCGGCAACGAACCGAGGAGCACAGTCGGCGGGTCACCGTCCGGACAGTTCCTGAAGCCGCGACCTGTGATGGTTACGGACACACTCAGCCCCAGGCGACTACGCGTCACCGAGAGCGAGTATATTTCAGGAGCCGTGCTGAACTGGTCACGGCGCCGACTGTGCTTCCATCGCAGGATTCTCATGTTAGTTCGCCGCGATGAGCTCGTACTGGTGCACCGTCAGGCTGCCCGTCGCCACCGTCTGCGTGAAGAAGATGTCGACTTGCTGCGAGGCCGTCGAATCGAAGTTGTTGCCGACCGCAGGCGCGCTGTTCCACGGGAGCATCGCCGTCAGAGCCGGTGCGGGTGCCGTCGGGGCCCCAAGCAGGTTCCTCGAGGTCAGGAAACCCTGGCCCATCAGGTTTGCGGACGTGCCGATGGCGCGTACCGTCAGCTCCATCTCGAGCCACCAACCAACGTTCGTGTGCGCGGCCGCAGTGTCGAGGAGTACGGCGAGGCCATCAAAGACAACCGTCGCGCCCAAGCGCACGTCGAAGCGCATTGTGCCGGGCGTCGTGATTACGGACGATACGCGGCCCGATGCCTTGATGTAGAGCTTCTGGCCCAGGCGCTCGAGAAAGTTCGGACGCAGCGTGTACTTTGCTGCGGCCGGAATGCAGGACGTAGGCGAGGCAGCGGTCACTGCCGTCCCGTCCACCTGCGAGGTTACGAGTGTTTCATGCCATGACTGGATCATTGTCGTGTCTCCTTATCGGTTCAAACCAAAGTTCCGACCTTGCTTGAGGTCCTTCACGATGATATCCTTGATCTTGCGTGCGACCTCCTCAGCAGTGCCGTTCACATAGAAGTAATTCGTCACGTTGCCTATGCCGCCTTGTGCTCGGTCGAGCGGTATGACGGCCTCTCGCCCGTGCAGCATTGCCAAGGTACCGTCGCCGAAGTCGCCGATGCCGCCCTCGCGGAATCCCTGAATACGGGGACCAGCGGGCTTCCACTTGTCCCAGGACTTCGACAGGAACGCATCGCGGATCTCCTGGAACGAGAACCCCAGTTCGGCGAGCTGGAACGCCAGGCTCTCGGGGATACCGAACGCCTTCGCCGACGCGGCGAGATTGCTGCGGTTGACGGTGTAGGATCCGCCCGCGCTCATCCGTTCCTTTGCTTCGGCCGCGCTGATCCACTCGCCGGCCAGTGTGCGGACCATTTGCGTCTGGACCGAGAGATCCTTTTGCTCCTGCTTCCACGCCTCCTGCCCTTTCTTCAGGGTCTCCTGGATTGCCTTGATCTGAAGGTCGGTCAGGTTATAAGCCTTCTTCAACGTGTCGACCGACGCACCAGCTTTTAGGAACTCGCGCACCGAATCTTCCGTCTTCGCGCTGACGCCAACTAGCGCGGTCTCGAGCGATTTACCCGAGGCCGCCAGTTCCTTCTGCGCGGCAATAGTTTCATCCAGCACTTTCTTTTCGGCGACCCACGTATCCTGTATGGCCTTCGCCTGCTGGTTCGTCAGATTGTAGGCAACGCGCAACTTGTCGAGCGAGACGCCTGCCTCCAGGTACTTCTCGACAGACTTTTCGATCTCGTCATTCACACCACTGAGCACTTGTTGCGTGACGGTGATCCCCTTCGAGAGCGCAGCGTCAACGTCGGCCATATCCTTGATGGCCTCCTTGTAAAGCTTGGCCTCCTCGGCAGTGTGCCTGACGGCGCCGGCCACCTTACCCTGATTTGCCGCAAACACAAGTGCAGCATCGGATGCTGAGAGCGTTTCCCGCGTGCTCGCAGCAAGCTCCACCTGCTGCGCCTTGTGCTGCTGGTTCGCCTCGATCATCTTTTGCTTGATGGTTTCAATCTTCCCGCTCACCTCGCCCGTCGATACGGCCCACTCGTCCTGCGCCTTCTTGTTGTTCTCGATGTCGACTACGCCCTCGGCCATAACCTGGTACCACCGGTCCATGTCCGCGGCGAGCTCCTTGACCTTTTCATTGAGCAAGAACCCGCCGGTCGTGAAGTCGGCGATCTTCATGATCACCATCAGCGCGCCCTCGGCCGCGTAGGCGATAGCCGCCCATCCAATCTTCACGCTGGTCAAGATCATCTTGAAAGATTCCCAGGTCGAGCCTGCGATGCCTACCCCGTCGACCACCGTCTTGGCGAAGTCAAGGGTGGCTATAGCACCCTCGTTGATAGCGTCCGTTATGCGACGGATCGCCTCCTCCTGTGTGCCGCCGAACGCATCGATTATTGCCTTCTTGATCTCGATGAAGGCGGTCATCAGGACGGGCGATGTAGCGATGGTCTTTCCCAGGTTGTTCTGGAAGTTCTCCCACTCCGCAGCCGCCTGCGCGAGGAGTTCGTCCAAGCCGTCGGTCTGTTCACCGAGTCGACCCACTGCACCCGCCACACTGTCGAGGATGGCGAGGCGCTTAGCCTCGAGTTTCTCGTCCTCAGTCAGGCGCTCTACCGTAGTGCCTAGAACCTTTGCATAGTTCTCCTCGGCGTCCGTCAGGTTGATCTTGCCGGTCAACATCTCCACGCTGCGCGTGCGACCTGTGAGCATCGCATCGTTCATCTTGTCGAGCGCAACTGCGACATCTTCGCCTGTCGCCTGCGCGAGCGCGAACGCGCCGTCCGCGAGGAGCCGGAACTGCGCATCCGTCAGGTTCAGGCCCGCAGCCAGATCCTTGTTGAGGACCTTCATCAATTCCAGATCGGTGATAGTACCGTGCGTGCCTTCCCGCAACTCATTGAGGAGTGTACTACCAAGGTGCCCAGCTGAGACGGCCAGGTTCTCAAAGTTCTCCTCCACATCCGCAACACCTGCACCCTCGATGGTGATATCCTTCAGGAACTGCACACCAATCTCAAGGGCGGCGTTGAAGACCTTCATGGCCGCTTCCGCACCAATAAAGCTCGCGGCGCCCTTGACGACACTACCACCCATCGAGTCGAAACCCTTTTCCAGGTTGTCGACTTTGCCGAGGAGCAGGTCGAGAGTTGCTGAGGTCTTGTCCTCGAACTCGACTCGTCCTGTAAGCGTGCCGATGTTGACGATAGCGGCCATGTTACTTCCTTTTTGCGTTAGCCATTGCTACGAACATACGCGCGATGAACTTCTGCTCCTGCCACGTTTGCCTCTTCTTGTCGCCGTCCGAGCCCAACTTCTGCGCGCCATACTCGAGTAGAAAATCCTTCACGTTGAATCGTTTCCGTGAGCGCATCATGATGGCGATCCCGTTCATGAAGGCGGCGCACATCGATGCTGCTTGCCAATCACCGCGTTGGCGACCTATCGGATTTGTTTTGTCGAACTCCTCCCACTCGAGCAACTGCCAGAACGGGATTCTATCGAGCATCGCGTTGACGTTTGGTTCTTTCATCGCCAGCGCAAGCTCAAGCGCGAAACGTCGGTGACCGTCTCGCGCTAGTCGTTTTTTATTGCGCCCTGGAGATCAGTCGGTTCTCCCGGCACTGGCTTCCGCAGCCCGTGCATCTCGAGGACCTTGTGGATAACGCGGTTGTTGTCAGCGTTATCCTTGTGGCGGAACAATTCGACGTACTTTTCGCGCTCCTCCTCGGGAATGCGATTCCCCTCCGCATCGACCAACGCCTTCACGAGGATACGCAGGCCCGCGACCTTCTGCTTCTCGGAGTCCTCGTTCTCGCCCATCCATTCGAGCAGGTCGGCGGAGCTCAGCGAACCCAGGCGGATCGTCAGGTCGTAAGCGTCGATGGTGTCGTACTTGGTGCCCTTACCCTTGATGATCTCGTCGAAGGACGCGACCTTCTTTGTCTCGCTCATTTGTTTCTCCTGATCGCTATTACGTTGAAGACGTATTTGGATTGTTTGCGGTCGTCTACGCCCGCATCGAACGGTTCTTGCAAAGGATTGATCTCCCGGTACCACCCCGACGCAGTCGCGCCTGAGTTTATCACCCAACTATTCCGCACGCCGACGATGGCGTCATAGCACGATTGGGCCAACGCTTTCGCGAGGTCAGGAGAGGCCGCACGCGTTGTAATCTGCGCGGAGGGCCGGATGTAGGCAGGACGTGTTACGGAGTTTTGGATCCGCAACGGGTCTGTCCCGCCGGTTTCTACGAGGGATACGACGCCTGAGGGTAGGAGCGGTAAATCACCTTTGGTCGACAGAAACAAGTTCACGCCGAACTCGGCCGCGTTCGCGTCCTCGATGAGCGTGACCAGGTCATCAAGAAAGGCCATTACACTACCCTCGCTAGTTCAATTCGTTTTGCAACTCGAGCGGCCATAAACGGCCGGGACTCAAACAGTACCGATTCGATGTACTTCCACTGACCCACCTTGTGGAACGCGTCAGGATCCTCATGCACGTAAATCGCATAGGGCGCCGCAGGCCCTCCCGCGACGATTTCCGTGTAAATATTTCGCCACCTCCGAATGGGTCCGACGGTATGTTCTGACGCCCGGAGCTCACCGGTGTCTACCGGCGTCCGGCGCTTCACCTCTTTGAGCTCAATTTCCGTTTCGATATAAAGGGCGCGGCCGACTTCATCGGGAAGGTTCTTGTGAATTTTCTGTATCTTCCCGCGAACCTCGCGCGCTCCCCTGAGTGAAGCACCCGATGCCATGTCACACTATTGTGAACCGTTCTAGCTCCTCTCCGAATCTTTGACCGATATTCTCCCACCGGTACTCGGGCCTCGCGCACAGGTCGATCCCCGCCTTCGAGTGCTTGGCGTGCAGTGCTTTGTCGCGGTACAGTTGGTCGAGGTAGTGCACTGTCATTGTCTTGTCAGGCACACCGCCTACCGTGTTGGGGCCGCCCCAGGTAGTGCACCGGTTCGGACACGGGACGAGGAGCGCCGCAGGCGCGGCCCATTCTCCCAGGGCCGACCAGTCAGGTACCACGCATGGGATGCCGCAGGCCATTGCTTCCATCGTCGTCAGGCCCCAGCCCTCTCCCTGGGTTGTGGTCAGAAGCGCATCCGACATCTGGTACAACTTAGCCACGTGCTCTTCGGAGATTCCTTTGTAGACGCCCGGTTCCGACAGGAGCACGCGGCCCTTGAGATCGTAGTACTTCGCGAGCTGGTCGACGTTGATGCCGATGTCGCCGGTC